AGTGTCGGATAAGCCCAGCTCCTAGCCCCAAAATAGTAAAGCTCCCCAAAGCTATACCGACTACGAGCTGAGCCTTTTCCATTACTTACTAACCCCGAACTGCTTCTCCGACGGTTGCAGCGCTTTTAGTAATGGCCCGATTAGCCCTGCGACAAACGCATTAGCTAATACTTTTGGATCTGTAACGCCTGATAAGTAAAGCGCACCGGCGCACGCGGCAGCGTGACGTAGGTACGATTTAGCGACGGCGATAGCCTGCTCTTTCATTGGTCTACCTTTCGCGCCCTTATTATTTGTCTAACTATAAACCTAAACTCTCGATTAAGGCTTTAGCCTTACCGGGTGATATTTCTACCTCAAAGTGCATTTCATCGGCTCGGCTCTTAAAATCGCCGCCCCACTTAAGCCCGTATTTTTTAGCTAGTGCTCTAATCATTGGTACCTTTTCAGCCGGAAACGTGCCCACCTTGCCTAACGGGTGACGTGTTGCATTAAGGTCGATCGCCGTACCCGATGAGTGGCACGATAGTTTGTCAGTAGATCCTCGGACCATACGAAAGGCGTAACCCCAATCGTCAAAGGTGCCCTCGTCGATCGGCTCTATCAACTCGTGAAAGTCAGCCGCAAAGGCCGCTAAGAGTGGGCCCACACTCTCAGCGCACCTCAGTTTACGGCTCGTACCTTTTACCGGGTACGCCTTAATTTTGATCTCGTCCTGATCTTTCGAGGCCGGGTAGCCGTTATAGCTTTTGAGCATTACGAAAGTAGTAACGCCGCTTCATCGGCAGTAATACCTAAGCGCTCAAGTAGCGCCGCTTTAGCGGTAGCGCGTTCAGTTGCTAAAGCATCAGCCTCGACTTGTACTCGTTTATCTTTTTCTATCTGAGTTAATTCATCAGCCGTAAAGGCACGTTCTAGTTTTTTACCCGTAGCGTGATTATATTCGTATACCTCTATCATTTTTTTAATCTCCGTATCCGTAAATCCAAATAGTGCCGGTATATGTTCCACTATCGGCAATTAGCGAGAGTCCATCGAATGAAGTAGTAGCATTAAAATAGCCTACATAATCGCGCACTTCGGGAGAAGTCGTAGAGTTCCATCCTTGCACCCGATTATCCCAAATTGTAATAGCGGTCTCTTGTGGACGATAAATAATCATTTCTATAACTGCTACGGCCGTACCGTTAGCTCCGAGATTAACTTTTGTCTGGTTATTTTGTGTTGCACTGCTTGGCGTATCCGTCCAGCGTAAATAACGATTTTGGTAATCCGAATTGCTATTAGTAGTGCCACCTGATCTGAATCTAATACCCTGATAATCGCCGTTAGAGTGAGTACCGGTAAATCTCACTAAATAATTCTTGTAAGTCGATGTAAAAATATTATCTATATTTGTAGTCGCAGCCGCTGAAATTGCCTGCTTTGTAATTAGTTTTAAGTCTCCACCGGATGGAACTGCCCATTTAAGACCCGTAGCAGCCGTCGAGTCAGCCGTAAGTACTTGACCATTTGTACCAACTGCAAGGCGAGCCGGGGTATCCGCAGCCGTAGCGCCGATAAGATCACCTTTGGCATCTACTATCGTATTTTGGATAGCGTTAGAATCATCCTGCGCCACCCAAACAAAGTCCATATCGGTATTAGAGTTTTTAGCTAATACTTGTCCACTGGTGCCGCCTTTAAGATCGACTAATGATGCGTCGATCGAATCACCGAGAGCCTCGATAGCGGTAGCTCCATCTTTTACAAGGTCGGTCGAGGTAGGTACGGGCCAGCCAAAATTAGGTGTAGTAGTTGCCATTAGGTTAAACCTCCAAAAGCATTTTGCCAGATAAGAGTAGCATTTACTCCAGTCCATATTAGGGATGATGGGGTAACTGTTGCCCACTGTGGCGCGACCAGTGAGAAATCCGTAGGGCTTAGAGTCAGGGTTAGATCAACATAACCCGGCGTAGCTTTAATAGCGTACCCCTCTACAAAGCCGTTAAAAGAGCCGTTAAACATATTTATAGGTAGATCGTTAATTATTACCGGCTGACCAAAAAACGCGTTTATAAGCTCGTCTCGCTCGGCATCGGGTAGCTCTGAGTTATCGAGTCTAAAAGTGATGCTCTGTAGCTGCTCCCTCGGAATCGCTCGAATACCTAGCTCTCGCTCCATAAGGTCATTTACATCGGCTAGGTTATGGAGGTTAGTCGTAACGCTGCGCTGATAGCGGCCATATGTAGCGATTGAGTCGGCATCGAGAGCCGTAGCTTGACTATTGTAATTATTGCCGTAGTTAAACACTAGAGAGTTACGGATCTTGCCTATTTGTAGGATCGTTTTTACCGTAGAGGGAATAGCGTAGTTGGCTGATAAATCCGTATAACCGTTGGCTGCAAGATACGCGCTACGGTGATCCGTGTCGGCGTAGCAGACTCGCCCGGCCTTATCCTCGTATATCTGGCCCTGAGCGCTTTGTGCTATTTGAGCGCAGAGGTTATAACTGATAGCCGGATCAGCTGCTCGAGAGATCATCTCGTAAAGGCCCGGCTGATCTATTTCGCCTAGCCCTACGTTTTCAGCATTGGCCCACGTAGTCGTAGGGTCGTAATTGAACCATTGTAAAGCCGGGGCTACCTCAAACCAAGAGTTAATGAGTAGCTCGTTAAGTATGTCAAATATTTGATCGCCGTCCTCGGTTTTAGGCAAAGCATCCGGGAAAAGCGCCTTAGTCAATTTTGCCAAGGATCCAACGGCTAGAATATTACCGATTGTTATAAAGCCGGTTTCCTCAGGCGAACGAACGGAAATGCCAAAATCCGATACCTCGCCGCCGAATACGGGCACATAAACCCCCGCGCTATTCTTAAGTTCAAGGGTTAGGCTATCGGTTACATCAATATCAAAGGCCGTGTTATTTACGTTAATGATTTCCATACGGGCATATCCAGCGCTGCATTGTAGATCAATATCATCGCGACCAGTCTGCATAGTTACGCTTAAAACGGTGTCGTAAACGGTAGTGCCTACAATTATTTTCCACTCGGGTAGCCACGTACTCATTCTATGTATAGCCCTGATCCGCGATTAGTCGAAGTACCTCTGTAGCCGGATTGGTTGAGAATACCCTCAATTTCGCGTGCGATAGCCTCAGGATCTTCAATACCCGTGGTAATTTGTATGTAATAGTTATAAGCCGATTGGGCTGCATAACGCGCTCCTACGGCAGCTTGAGCCGGAGTTAAACCGGCCTGTATGCCCTGAATCATAGATGCAGTGCCGATATCACTAGCTAACCTACTTATAGCAATTTGTCTTTCGGCGTTAGCAAGATTGGCTAAGCCTAAAGCCGTCGTAGAAAAGCCGCGTAATTTTGCACTCAAAGAATCATTTTCGGCATCCTGTACGGATTTAACCCCCGCTAGACGTACGGCCGTTAGATATTGCTCCTGTTGCAGCTTAAAATCATAGGATCTTTTGTAGGCTGCATCGACGGAAGCAAGCGAGCTTATTTCGGTTTCACCTGCAGACTTAAGAGCATCCACATACTTTTTCAATGCAGCTTCTCTAGCGGCAGCCTTTTCACTCTCTGACATTTTAGATTTGTTAATGGCATCAAGTTCAGCTGCAAGCGTAGCCTTTATGCTTGCTAATTCTTCTGCTTCGGCAAACTTAATTAAAGTTAATTGAGCATTTGCAGTTTTACTTAAGGATGCTAATTTTTCTATTTCTGTTAATTGGATCTGTACACGCTCGGAATAACTGTTTTTAGCTGCTAAATCTCCAGCGGCAGTAATAGCAGCGTTATATTTCTTAAAGGCCTCTTCACGCGCTAACTCTTTATCAGCCTCGGCCATTTTAGACTTGTTAATAGCGGCAAGTTCAGTAAGTAACTGAGTGTTAATAGATAAAAGGGTTGCCTCGCCAATTTCTTTTACACCTGATAACTTCTCAAAATCTGCCTTTTTCTGAAATGCAGCTATTTGATTTATCTTTTCGATTGCTAAATTGCCGTTCTCCTCCTCGATAGCCATAAGGGCCTCGAGGCGCAAACGTGTCTCTTTATCATAGGTAGCCTGTAATGCGGCGGCTATAGAGATACGGGTAGTGTCAA